TGACCGGCTCTCCGACCTTCGCTAATCTTCATGGAGTTCACGCGCCCGCCGCTAAACTGCCAGGTCAACCCGCCTTTCTTCGTGTTGAAACACAGGCTCATCGCCCCGGCGGTGACATCCATATTCCCCGCGCTGATTGAGTGGGTATAGGCCCCCGCTGATCCGGCGGTTGTGGAAATAGCCCCACCCATCGCGTTCGCAAGCAGAAGGACGCTCTCCACCGGGTGAAGGTAGGTTTCCATGTCGCCGGAAACGATCTTATTGAGTTGCACCCTCTTGGAAAACCCGCGATTGATCCCGATGGTGTCCAACTTCTCCGATTCAATTTCCGCTTTAAATCCGCAGGAAATCGCTTCAACGGCGGTCGTGGCGGAGTTATACGTCCCCCATGTCGCCTCTTTTCCCATTGCAACGTATCCGCCCAAAATGGGCTTTGCTTCGCTACCGACGGCCATAGGATAGTACCTCCCTTTTGTTTTCAAAGTCGTCCTTCGCCGCCACAAAGGACTCTTTAGCCTTCTTCAAAATCTCATGCGCCGATTTCAAGGATTCAATCGCCGCAGGGTCGCTGTTGATTTCCTTCAATTCGTCCTCAAGATTCGCCCTCGCAGGGATTCCAAGAAGCCCGCGCCCGGAACAATTCACGACGGGAAGACCGAAACCCGTTATGAAAGTGAAAAGCCATCGGGCCGAAAAATAAAGATTCTCGCTCGTATGGACCCAATCGCCGTTAAAGTCGTGCATGGTCCGATGGTTCATGTAGAACCGTTTAGGTTGTGGGTCTTCAAAGGCGTAGTATTTCCCTGTTTTCACGACGGGAGATTGACCCTCTGCTTTCGTCGGCCTCCAAGAATAGTCATACCCGGTCAGGAGGTATTTTTCATACCCCCCGAAGTTCACCGGCGGCCCCTGTAGTATCCCCAAGAAGAAACAGAGCATCGAATTTGAGACGTTCGACGACGCCGGGACAAGTCTGGCATCCGGGAAAATCCCAGTGAAGTATCTCTCGCTCTTTATCACGTCCGCATTGATGTAAAAGTATCTCGGCCCCTGCCATATCTTCGTCCAGTCAGGATTTGCGTAAGGGGTCGAAATCAACCGGACACCTTTCGTCTGCTGGACGTGCTTTTCAATCCACTTGAAGAGGATATTCGCGTCGGAGAGAAAGACAAAATCCGGCTTGATCCCCCTGTCCATGAAATACCCAAACATCTTGTCGTTGATTGCCAGGTGGAACTTGTCTCTGTATTTCCGCAAGGTCTCAAGGTTGTCTTCCGTGCTTTCCCCCATTGCCGCCAAAACGAGAGTGCGGCCAAGCCCGATGTGTTCAAGCTCGCTCGTCGGATTTCTCGGGAGTTGCGCGTTAATCCTCGCCTGGGGAATCCACTTAGAATCCCCAAATTGTCCAAAGACTTGGTCGCTTTGTGCTTTCACCTCTTTATATCCCAACAATCCGCCCATTGTCGTATCCTCCTATCGGAAAAAATATTTCGCTTCCAATTCGACCATCACCGTCTTTACCCACGTCGCCGCTTCCGCGTCAATCGGGACGTTCGCAATGACGGAACTTTTGGGGTTACACCATAATGCCGTCCCAGATAGCGTGTATTCCGCCTGAAACACGGCTTCAATGTTCCGAAGCATATTCATAACGCTTGTTTCGTCGTTCTGTTGGCTCCCGCCCGCACGCGCGTACATGGCGAAAATCGAGTAGGTAACGGTCTTGAACTTGTGCGCCTTCGTCGGTCCCGTCGGGCCGATCTCTGAAAATTCTTCGGCACCGGAATCAAGGCGGATAAAAATAGCGGGCATCCGGTCCATCCGTAACATCGAAACATCGGGGTCGCCGACGACAATATTTTCATCCGGTATCCTCGCCGTCATGCTACCCGACAAGTCAGGGCTTGCCGTCGTGGTGTTATAGTCCTGCAAGGCGTTCAGGACCGCCGTTATGTTCGTCCTGTAATCAAACCCAGCCATTATGCGGCCCCCGAGTTTTCTATTATGAGTTGCGCCACCATGTCAACCATCTTCTGCTTTGCCCCTTCGGACAACCACATAAATTCACGCTTCGGCATGGTCGCCGGATATTTCCCGAAAGCCCTGAAAGGCCCGCCGTAATTGTGAATCCCGGAGTATTCCATGTTTGTGAACAACCTCAATCCGTCTGTCCCATGATTTGCAATCTTCCCGCGTCCCGGCATAAGGCTTTGTCTCAAATATCCTTTCGCTTGCAAAATCTTATTTCCAAGCCATCCGAGTTTTTCGTAAATCCTCCTCGTAGGTTCCGCCCATGCTTTCCATCTCCCGTCCGGGCTTTCCTCGTTCTTGAAGTGGTCAATGATGTCCTGAAATGCAAAGGCTTGAGCGGCAACGCGGAGAATCTTTTGAGACCGCTTGACGTTGTTGGCGAGCCTTTGTAGCAAGGCGTCCCATTTCGTCGTGTCAAGCTCAATCGTGGTTTCGGACATTAGACCTCATCCCTTAAAGCCGCCGTTTCTTCTTCCTCATCCGGGTCTCGCCGCCATTCCGTCGGATCGTCAAGGCCAAAAATCGGCGTGTAGTTCCTCGACGTGGACTTGAAAAGATTTGTGCTTTGCGCCGGGACTTCGGAGCCGTCCGTATAGGTCAAGGGAATCCGTCCAGCCCCGATTTCTTCAAGAGTTTTCAGGGCGGACTTATACTCGTCGAGGTATGGATTCTTGACTTTCCCATCCTGGGAGAAGGAATTCCGCATTGAGTAATAACACGCGATTTCCTCCGTCAACGTCCGTATGACAGGAGGCACAGCGGAAAACGGGAGGGAATACCGCCGTCCGACGGCGGAATCAACGATGGATTCAGAACGGGTAATGCTGTTGCTGAATCTCGCCGTTGCAACGGGGTCCGAGGATGTCGTATCCCCAAGGCAATATCCAGGCATCAACAAAGAAAGTGATGTCGTGGTTGCGTAGGTGCCCATCGTCGCCCCTCCTTTTTACCGGGAATTCCGGTATTTTTAGAACGCTCCGGGAATCCCGGCGGCTTTTAGCTTTTGCAAAAGCTCCCGCTGCTTTGGGTTCTTGGTCTCGGCCTTGATAACGGCGTAGAGCTTCCGCACAACACCGCCAGGACGCCGGAAGAAGGCAATAACCTTCAAGGTCTTCCGTTCTCCACGCGCAACCGCAAATCGCGGCTCCCCATACTCAAACCGATCATGGATACCCCTCGCGGGGTCTCCCTTCTGAATAATCCTGAACGGCGGTAGACTTTCCTTTCCCGTGTAAGGGAGGTACTTGACCTTCTTCTGCTCACCTTCTTGGACTTCCGTCGTGGCCTGCTGGCTTTCTGTTTTCACGCCGCCACCGTCTTGAGATATAACACCTTCCGCTTTTCCTTCATCTCTTTTTTTAGGCCATCTTGGCATGTCCGCCTCCTATGCGTAATGTCCCGCCGGGGAGAATGTCGCCACTCCCCCCGGCGGGGGTTTGATCTTTAGACGATGTTGAAGAGATACGCGGCGCAAGCCGTGGCAACGGGCTTGTGCTGGAACATCGCGCTCACTTCAATTCCGTCGGACCTCCGCTTCGTTTCGCGCCATCTCTCCACCTTAAAGGGCGTCGTGTAGGCGTCCTTCCAGATGGTGTACAACGCCGAAGCCTGTTTCAGGCCCGGAGTCGGAGGCACGTAATACAGGAAGACGCAGTCCGTCCAGATAAACGCCATCGTGGTCGTTCCAACGTCGTCCTTTTCCGTCTGTTCGGTCCCGCTCGCAACCAGGACTTTCTCGACGTTAAACAACTTCGCGAGCATGTCCGGCGTAACGGAGTCCGGGCTGGTGTACTTGATCCGGTCCACGATGGAGGTATGCTCCTTCGCGGCCCGGAACTGAGCATCGGACAAGATGAGCTGGTTAGGCTTCATCCCGGAGTTCAACACAATCAAGCTCGTCACGGAATCAATCAGCGTGACAGGATTGGTCGTGACGGTATTGGTAGACCACGCGATAGTAGACGTGGCCGAAGCATCAACACCAGTTCCCCAATTACCCGTGGTCTGCACAACGGTAGCGAGGTCTTTTTCGCGCCGAAGCAGGAGCTTTTGTGTGATGATCTCCGTGGTATCCACATCAATGCTGATCGGGGAGTCCGCGTTATCTCGCTCACGATCACTCACGTAGTCATGGAGCGCGTGCTCTTCCAGAACATAGGAAGAGGTGGACATGCTCCACTTCGCCTGATTGGATTCCGACCTCATCGCCCGAAGAGTCTCGGGGATGGACATGGTGTCACGGGAATAGACATAGTAGAAGTCCGATTCCCGTTTGACCGCAACCTTTGGGGCCACCATATCAGCGATAAGCCCCTGGGGTTTGTATTGGAGCGAAACCTGCTCCAATGCGCGGTCAGAATGCACTTGATCTGGCAAGGGTGGCATAGTTTCCTCCTTTTAGGTAGCGGCGGTGACGCGAATCAGACGCGGCTGAATGACGATCTCAAACGTGGAGTTCGTATCAGCGGCTTCCAATCCCACACCGATAGCGAAAGGCACCGATCCCGCCGTCAAAGAAGCTCCGGCAACGGTATTCAGCGCGCTTTCAATTCCAAGTCCCGTCGCCGTCTGTCCGGTAATAACAGCACCGGCAGACACCGAGGCACCAGCGGTCAATAATGCGCATCCAGCAATCGCGGCCAGAACTGAAGTCCCGGTCGCGCCTTTCGACTCCGCTTGAGAAACAGCGAACATAATGCTGGTCGCCGTTTTCCATAGAGCAACGGAGTTATTGCCAGCCGCAGGAGCAAGGAGACGATACGCGGCAATCGTCGAATCGTTCACCTTGAACGTCACAAGGGACTGGCTCCCATGAATTTGAGACATGGGATTCTCCTTTACAACTTTTTCAGGACCGTCAGATACGGCGGGTCACGCCGGATCATGTCTCCCTATTTACGGAGTGAAGGGTCAACCCCTTCCTCGCGGGACACAGCTTTGAGAGCGTCGCCGAAGGACACCCCTTGGTGTGCCGCCTGATATTTCTTCGCTTTCTCGGAAAGCTCGGCATTGATCTCGCCTTCGCCATCCTTTTTGTTCTTGTTGTCGCCCGCGTAGGTCTTGGTGGAATCGTTCAGATTCACGCCTCCCGCGCCAAGCAACTCCACGGCGATGTCCTCAAGGGACTGCTCCTTCTCGCCGAATTTGTATTTCTTTTCCGTCTTGGATTCCATGACGGCACGCAGGAGAGAATAGGCTTTCTCCTTCATGGCCGGAGGGAGTTTTTTTTCCTCGATCAACTTGTCCACCGTTGAAGTCACTTTAGCCGTGACTTCCTTTTCGGCGTATTCCTTGATCTTCCCTTCGGCATCCTCGGCCCGTTTCGTCAAGTCCGCCACCTGAGTTTTAAGCGTGGCATTCTCGTCGGAGAATTTCTTAATCTCCTGGGAACGGGATTCCGCCAACTCCCCCGCCTGTGCCAACTTGGCGTTAGCCGTGGCGAGGTCTTGTACTAATTGCTCTTCTTTAGTCATGTCATTCCTCCTTCCTTCGAGGTCGTAGGTCTTGATTTCCCCTTCTGTCACCTCTGTTTTATACGCCCTCGCCTCGCCGCCTTCCGAGGAGTAAAGGGACGCCATCATATCGCTGATGCTGCTTACCGCCTTCAAATCAACTCCCAAAAGCGCGACGGCTTGCATGAGATACGGATATTTCTTCCCGTCAACAACGGGATTCCATAGGACCTCGGCGGATTTCCCGCTGTATCCCCCCGCCGTTATCATGTCGAATACCTTTTTTGGGATGCCCTTGAAATCCGCAAAGAGCTTTGAACCTACGCGCCGCATGTTTTCCATCCATCCAACGGACGGCCAGCCTTTCGGATGCTCATGCGTGAGTTTCAGTTTCGGCTTGAACTTTTCCCGCGTGGCCTCGTAGGCCGTTACCATTTTGTCCAGGTCTTCGATTTCATAGGTATCACCGTTCCACGTCCCGGCAGCGAAGACCTCCTGATTCTGAAGCTCATAAGTTTCAGGCGGCATATAGTCCCCCTCCCCTAAGAGAGATTCGGATAGACGTTGAACGTCAAGATATCCGAGTGAAACAAAGAATTTGCGAACGTCACAACGGCTTGCATCTTCCATTGACCGTCAACCGGGAAAGCTGTTGTTGATTCAGTCGTATAGGTCAATCCTCCCGCAGTCCCACTTCCGACAAAACTTGCCGTCACCGTCGTAACCGTCCCCGTCGGAGAAAGAAATTCAAATGTCCGCCCCGTGGACGTTGAAATATCAACGACGCTCGTTCCGTCGTAAAGCGTGATATTGAATTGCGTCCCCTTGTCGCCGATGTGTATTTCGTCTTGGCTCATAAAATATCCATGTCCGCAGATTTTGTCTGTTCCACATACGCATTCCTCGTCAAAGACTGTTTCAGAAAAGCCGTCAAGGTTTTAGATGTTTCCAAGTAAAGATTCTTCACATTACTTTCAACAACTCCAAAAACGTAACAATACCAGTCCAGCATTGTTCCTCTGTCATTTGCGTCGAGTGTTCCATCCGGCGATACGATTCCACCCGCCATGAGAGCCGCATTTCTCCTCGCCGCCGTGTCAATCGCCATCAGGAATACTCCCCGCGTGTGAATGTCGTTCCGTCGTCGGACTTTGTGCTTGTCGCAAGCGGCGTAGATTCATCGTCCTTTAAGACGGTTTCCGTGGAATTCGTCTGTGTCCTCTTGTTCCGCGCCAACGTAAATATCCAATTCAGGGCGTCCTTTACACTCGCTGTCACACCTGGGACAGAAGACAATTCCGCCAACACTTGCGCCCATACAACCGTTGCCGCATCAGAAATATCGTAAGTAACGATCTCAAAACAAAATTCGGTGGCCGTTTCCTTTGCCGTCGAAACTGTCCCGGCCATGCGAATAACGTATTGCCCTGCCGCAAACCCGGTCGTATCAATCGTTCCGCCGAAGTGTCCTACCTTCGCATTTTGGATCGCGGGGGTTGTGAGGTCGCTCCAAACTCCCGCCGGGGTCCGAAGCTGTGCCTCGGGGGATGTCGGGTTCTCGATGGTGCCCTGGTCGGAGTGGAAGTTCCCCGCGTAGAAGACTGATGCGCCCGCCTTGAACGTTCCCAAGAAAATCATCGGATGAGTCCTCCTGTCTTCCCGAGAAACAAACCGCCAACACCCGCAAACCCACCGCCGTCTGAAGCGGGTTTTATTGGGAGTCCATGTTCAACCCACGAAGAGGGTGAAGAAACAGACCAACT